ATATTTTCTAATCTTTTATTTCTCTTCAATGGCAATAATTTTCTTATAGCATCATGTTCAGCATGAATACCTGGTTGTAATCCTTCTGAATCACCCATTATATTTATTCCATAGCTTAAAATTCTAGCATTTTTTTCAAAAATACCTTTCACTTTTAATACACATGACACATGATTATAATGTCCACATAAACAAGAATTTATATTTTTATTGCCATTTTCATAAAGTGTTATATCTGAATCTATCGGCAAACAAAATCTTTTTATAAACATCTTATCAAGCAAATTATTCATATTATATTTAATAAAATATATATTATAAATTATATTTAATATCTTTAATAACTTTAATAACTTAATTTTCAATTTTATTTTTAATTACACCGACCAAAAAGAAAAATGAGACAAAAACGAAGTTATGATTTGAGAAGGAGAATAACAACTTTTTTATTTTTTATAGAAAGTTTGTCTCATTTTTCTTTTTGGTCGGTGTAATATTTGTAACTATTTTCTCCATATCTAATTCAGAATTAGATAATTCCAAATTGTCTAATTTATCATTATCTACTTCTAATTCTTCTAATTCTTCTAATTCTTCTAATTCTTCTAATTCAACATTATATGAATCTAATTTTGTTATTATAATTGATTCAAATGATTCAAATGTTTCATCAGAACTATAACTATCCTCAGAATCAGAGGAAACATACATTTCATCTCTTTTTTTTATTAATTCATTTAATAAATCATTATCATTAAAATATTTATATATCCATTTACCATCTATAAAAACAACGGTAGACCAAGGACTATTAGATATAGTATAATTGTCATAAAAATGTAACCAAAATTTTTCAATACATCTTGTTTGATCTAAATTTTTTAAAATAATCCTACCAAATACAAAATCTACTAATTTTTTAAATAAAAAATTATGTACTTTACTTTTTTCAATACTTCCAAATAAATGATTTATTGAAGGTATAAAATTATCTGGACATGATTCCATAATAATATACGGAATTATTTCTTCCTCAATTATTTCTGATATCATACTAATATTTATATCGATATTATTTTTAAATATAATAAATTAAATATATTTTTAAATATAAGTAATTAAATATTTCTATAAAGAATATATATAAAACTATTAATGCCATCATTTAAACCAAAGGCAAATAAAAAAATTAAAATTTTTAAAAAATATACAACTACACTAGATGGTAAACATAAGGATTTTGTTAATGAATTTGTTAAAGACGAATGTGTTAATATCCCAAAATTAAAAGACGAAAGATATAGTTTATATAAGCAACTTGAAATAGACATTAAACTTACGATTGATGAAATAATGGACATCAAAGATCGTATTAAAGAAATTAACGAAACAATTAAAGAGTTAAAAAGTAAGAAAAATAATTATTTTCTTGATAACTCAAAATATATTTTTGAATATTTTGAAAATAAAAAAAGTATCAATAATGTTGAAGAAACTAACAAATTAGTTACATCTAAAAATCAACTACTTTATAATATTTTTAAAATAAAACAAGATGATTCTGATAAAGAAACAAATATTAATGAAAACAAAAATAAAAATATAGTTCAAAAATATTTAAGTAATATTGATGAAACTTTTTTAGATATGAATGCTTTTGTTAAAGATGCTTATGTTTGTCAATATTGTTACACTGGCGAAATGATTCCACTTGATGATGAAGGTGTACTTATTTGTAATATTTGTGCCATAAATATTCCATATCTTATTGAAAATGAGAAACCAAGCTATAAAGAACCTCCCAAAGAAGTTTGTTTTTATGCGTATAAAAAAATTAATCATTTTAAAGAAATTTTAGCTCAATTTCAAGGAAAAGAAACAACACAAATTCCCGATGATATTGTTGATCAAATACATCAACAAATTAAAAAGGAAAGAATTGGATTAGAACAACTAACACACCATAAAACTAAAGAAATCCTTAAAAAATTAGGGTTTAATAAATATTATGAACATATTGCATTTATTAAAAATAAATTAGGAATTAAACCACCAGTATTTAGTCCTGAATTAGAAGATACTTTATGTAATTTATTTATGGAAATTCAAGCACCATATGCTAAAACATGTCCTGACTATCGTGTTAACTTTTTAAATTATTATTATGTACTTTTTAAATTTTGCGAGCTTCTTGAAGAATCTCAATTTTTACACGATATCCCTTTATTAAAAGACCGAGAAAAACTTATTGAACAAGACGAGACATGGAAAAAAATGTGTGTTGAATTAAATTGGGAATTTATCCCTACAGTTTAAAATATTTAATATTTATTTTTCCTTGTTCTTCTTCTTTTCCTTTTTCTTTTACCTGATTTCATTGTTTTTCTTCTTTTTCTCCGCATTTTTCCACCATTTAAATTTAAATCGTTCCAATTTTCTAACGCACTGTTATATATATTTAATTTATCTTGACTTGGATAATAAGAAATATTAAAAACATAAGTATCATCACTTCCATCCTTAAATTGTTCATATAATCTATTAAAATCATTTTGATTTCTAAAAAAACCAGAACCAAACGCATAATTTGGTGTAAAATTATATATTTTAGTCCATTTATTTCCGCTATATGTGGCAATAAATGTTCCAAACGGTTCTCCGTCGTCTTGTTGAGTCATTGTAATTTCTAGAACATCTCCTTCATTATAATTTACTAAATCATTTGGATTAACTCCTTGGTTATTAGGAATATCTCCTGGATTATAATTTACATCTCCTCCTCCTTTATGTTTCATAATATATTATAATAATATATTATTAAAATATGATTTTTATAATAAAATTGAAATAAAATTAATATAAAATTTATATTATTATATAACAATATAATGATGAATATTAGTGACAAATTGAATATAAATGAACAACTACATTTAATTGCAAATAAAAGTAATCAACACACAAAATATGCTGCAGTTATAATCCATAGAAATAAAGTAATCGGAATAGGATATAATCATATTGATTCATATTCGACACAAATTAATCAGTGTCTTTTACGAGGCTTACAAACATAGTATTCATGCTGAACGACAAGCAATAATGAGTGTTCGTAATAAAAAATTACTACCTAAAAGCAAAATTGTGATAGTACGACTAAATAATGGTATTATAGTTCAAGCAAAACCTTGCGAAATATGTCAACAATTATTGAATAAATATAAATTAAATAATATTTGCACATTATGTGAAAATAAAATCGTTAAAATATAGATTGGTTTACATGACACTTTGTAATATAATTTTTTATTTTATTACTTGTTAAGTATTTTTAAATAGTATAAACAAATCTTTTCCAAAAAGTATTTTGGGTTTTCGATTTTGGACATTTATTTTTGTCCATTTTTCAAAACCTAAATGACTTTTTGAAAAATGTAGAAAAAAAACACGGTCTTAGCATAATGCTCTAAAAATCATTTTTTGGTTAAATAATTTGTTACTGTAATTTTTTAATATTTAACATAAAATATTTAAAAAAATATATCTTTATAATATATATGAAACAAAATGTAACAAATTTGTCGCCAAAAGTCGCCAAAAATCACTCTTGTGATATTTGTAACTATAATACGTGTAAAATTACAGATTTAAAAAAACATTTACAAACGAATAAACATAAAATTAAGGAAAATGAAACAAATGTAACAAATTTGTCGCCAAAAGTCGCTGAAAATCTCTCATGTGTATGTGGTAGATATTTTAATAATAGAACAACCCATTGGCGGCATAAAAAAAATTGTAATAACAATGAAGATAACGAATATATATATCAAGGCATAGATATAAATGATAAAGATGCATTAGTTCTCCATCTGTTAAAACAAAACGGTGAATTACAGAATAAAATAATTGAAATTGCATCACAATCAACTATAATTAGTAATAACAATAACCATAATACAACTAACAATATTGATAATAAAACATTTAACCTTCAATTCTTTTTAAATGACACATGTAAAGATGCGATGAATATTTCTGAATTTGTGAGTTCAATAAATTTTAATTTAGAAGATTTGGAACATACTGGACGAGCAGGATACATTGAAGGTATCTCTAATATTGTCATACATAATCTTAATAAATTGGAAAAACATATGAGACCATTACATTGTAGCGATAATAAACGGGAAGTGTTGTACATTAAGGATAATAATGAATGGACTAAAGAATCAGCAAGCAAACCTATACTAACAAAAACCATTAAGACAATTGCTAATGAAAATATAAAACAAATAAGTAAATGGACACAAAAATATCCAGATTGCACTAAATCTGATTCAAAGAAAAATGATTTGTATTTAAAAATTGTAAGCAATTCAATGAATGGACTAACAAAGGAGGAAGGGGAACAAAATATAAGTAAAATAATAAGCAATGTAGCAAAAAAAGTAGTTATTGAGAAATAACTAAAAATGTTATCATAATTAGTAACAAATTAATAATTACATATATAGATAAAATTTCAGTAACATAAAATTTTAAAAAAGTAAATTAGGTTTTCGATTTTGGACATTTATTTTTGTCCATTTTTGAAAACCCAAAATACTTTTGGAAAATACTAAAAAAAACGAAGTGTTACCATAATGATCTAAAAATATTTTTTATGATTATAAAAATGTTACGATAATTTTTATATATTTTATGTAAAATATATAAAAGTTTTATGTTAGCATTATATGCAAGTTTTAGGTGACAAAAAAACATATAAAAACATCAACAATTTTGAATGTAATTTTTGTCAGTTCAGTTGTAGCCAAACAGGAGATTGGAAAAGACATATAGTAAGACCAAAACATATTAGGCTAACTCAAGGTGACGAGGCGGTGACACAAACACTTAAATACATATGTGACGTTTGTTCTCTTGTTAATCATTATATATATTCTCCACCATAAAATAATAACAACTAACAATATTGATAATAAAACATTTAACCTTCAATTCTTTTTAAATGACACATGTAAAGATGCGATGAACATTTTCGTCAATATTATATGCCCATATATTAGTATATGTTTGTTCTCCTGTTAATATATATTCTCCACCAGAAAATAATAATAATGGAACTGTAGAAGTAACTACATAACTAAGTCTTATACTTTCAATTGGAATAATAACAAATGTTGTAAATCCTACCATAGCCATTACTTTTGTGGTTCTTTCAAATATTGATGACATTGTTATATAAATAACATAACAATTGTTTATATTGTTTATTCAACAAGTATTATGGTTATAGTCCACCTGGAAATCCAACTAAATTAGCTCCAATACCGAATCCAGCACCTGACCTAGCTGTTACTCCCATTGAAGGAATATACGTATCCAATATGGCAAAGGTTGCCGCAGCAGTTAATGCAAGTAGAGCAATTTCCTCAAGATTTAACGAACGTTTAGGAATAGCAAATGCGGCTATAGCAACCATTAAACCTTCGATTAAATACTTAACAATACGCTTAATAAGTTCAGTTATATCAAACATACCCATCTTTATATAATTTATAAAGAAAATAATAATATAATAATATAATAAATTAAAACTTAAAACTAACAATTTACTAAATATTATAATGAGTAAAAATAACTCAAAAAGATTTGAAAGAAAGCAAAAGAAGGACGGTTCTCCTAATTCTAAATATGTTGATTTATTAGAAGTTGATAAGCCTATTGCTGGACAAAATTTTGGTTGTTTTTCATTTATTTCCCCTGAAAATATCCTAAAACAACGTGAAATGTTTTATTTCGAAGAATTTATAAAGCAATGGGACATGAACAAGTCTATGGAAAAATTTCATCAATTTTTAAATTTTTTGTCGTTTAAATATAAATTACAATTTGAAGAAATAACAAAGGATTTTGAAATATTTGTTAAAGAAGAACGCGAAACTATTATTAAATCATCTATGGAAGATGATTACAAGACATTTTTAGACCATAAAGAAGAGGATCTTGAAAAGAAATTTAATGTAAAACATAACTTCCAAACTTCTACTAGAGGTTTTAAGGCTAGAGGAAACTTTGCTTCTCAAGAAGAAGCCGAATTGCGCGCTAAACTTTTGAGAGAAACTGATCCTCACTTTGATGTCTTTGTCGGTCCTATTGGAACATGGCTACCCTGGGAACCTGAAGCATATAAGACTGGTCGTGTTGAATATATGGAAGAAGAATTAAATGAACTTGCCCATGAAAAGAAAAAGAATGAAGAAGTAGCTAAATCTACATTTGAACAACGTGTTAAAGAAACTAAACAAAAAGCAATAGATGACAATAAAAAGAATGCGGAAAAACATGGAAATGTATTGACTCAAGATATTGATAAAGAAGGCAATCTTGTTGGTATTGGACAGACCACTACTGAACAAACATTTGATACTAGGGAAAATGAAAGTATATCTGTCGCCGATATTAGAAGTGAATTATTCGATGGTGAAAATGTCGTTGTTGGAAAAACAGATTATGGACAAAGTCAATTAAAGTCTGGTCCTTTTTCTAAAATGGATAATTAAATTATTAATCTAAAATATAAATAATATACTTATTATATTATTTATAATAAATCAAATTGTAAAAAATATTATGATATAGTTAATTTTTAATTTGATAATAATAATCATTATTAATAATAACTTTATTTTTAATATTTCTTGACATTTTTGACGCTGATATTGTTTCATCTTCTGCTGCCTTTGCAATGGTATCCCATATACATAATAATTGTCCTGTTTTATACTCAATTTTTTCAACTTTTTTACCAGTAGATGATGTATTTTTATGTTTATATTCGTCAGCTTTTAAAGATATACCATAATATCCTTCATTTGAACCTCTATCTGTCCAAACGGTTGCTTTTAACACATATTCACAATTATTTAAATATTCTTTTATATTTTTTAAATCATCATCTTCAGAGTTCAATGGTTTATTCATTATTTGTGTCCAACGTTGAAATTCAGAAACTAACGTTGAGTTTAATATTTTTCCACTTGGAGTAAATATACATACTTGAAATAAGAATGTTTCAACATCGTTATTGATATGTTTTTTTTTATAAATTGTTGTTTTTAATGTTATGCCTATATATCCATTTACAACTTGATTTTTAGTTTGTTTTGATAATCTACATGGTTTAAATCTTGTATCTAAATATGTTTTAAAAGCATGAAATGTTTCTTTTTTAGGTTTTATTTTATTCCAAATACGATATGCTCCTTCCATATTTGTAGATGATTCTTCAACGTCCGAACGAACAATACACATTAAATTGATAAATTCATTGAATTTGTTAGTTTGTTCGTCTTCTGACAATAAAGAATTTTGATATACTGATTGATTTTCTTTTTCAAATAGTTGTATTTTAGTATCTTGTGAGGATAACTTATTTTTTAACTCATTGATTTCAATAGTTTGTTTAATAATAGTATCAGAATCATGTTGTAATTGACTTTTTAATTCTTCAATTGTACTTAGTAGTTCTTCATTTTGATTTAATAATTTATTGTAATTATCAATACAATATGTCTTTGAATTAATAATTTCTTTAATATATTTTGTTAGATCATTAATAGTAAATTTATTATTACTATAAGCTATAATTTCAGTTTTATTTTTTCCGTTTACGATTATATTCCGTATATGTTTTTTAATTTCAGGATGAGTTTTAATTAAATTTTCTATCTCTACTTTATTTTGAACTTTAAATGCTTCTAACAAAACAAAATTGTCATAATTTTTATGATGATCTAAAAGTCTGTTATGTAAATTATTTGTATGTCCAAATTTAATAAGTTTATCATTAGATTCATTTGTGTTATTAATTGTGCCAAAATAAATACATTCTGTATTGATAGGAAATTGATTGACCAATGTTTGTTCAATAGATTTTTGTTTATCTAATAAATTATTGAATTCAATAAATGATAATTGTTGTTTTAATTCTTTGGCCTCTTCTTCCAAAACTTCATGTAATAAATCCTCTAATTTAATAAAATAATAGTGTATTTCTTTGGATTTTTTTGTATCGGATAAAAGGCAAAATAATTTAAATGTTGTAATATTTAACATTAATGTTTCTTTATTATGTCCGCCATGTTTTTTACAATCCAATTCTTGCTGTGCGCTATCGTTAAGCAAGTTTATATAATCTTTATTACATATAAAATGTTTTTCCAATAAAGTCTTTGCTTTAATTTTTACACTAAACCCTAACCATTTCCATATTTTATCAAGATCAACTACAAAATCATTTGTTGGATGGTAATTTAAATAGCAATAAAAACTTGATAAAAATAATTGTTGTTCCATATCTGTGAAATTTTCTTTAATTTTAACCAATAATTTAACATTATAATCAGATGATAACTTAGTAATAGGATTGGCTTCAATTAAATTAACAATATCGAGTGTAGTCATTACTATAATAATATATTGTACATTGTCTTTAAATTCTATTTCTTGTTTATTATATTTAAAAGTAAGTTTTAAAAGCAAGAATTTTACCATTTGCTCTTTTTGACGGCTATTTTAGTGCCCTGACCACGTTTCTTCACATTATTTGGGTCATATTGTTCGCCATCATCATCGTCATCATTAATTTGTTTTGATAGCTCCCAAAATTCTTTAGAACCTAATCTGAAATCATTATGAGCATCTGCCTTATACCAAAACACCTGATCCTGTAATTTATTTGACTTGGAATTATTATTAATAACTAAGCACTCAAAATTTTCCGTACACTGATCCATCACCTGACAAAACGATTCAAATGTTGGGAACATACCAGCGTAATTGTCATAAATTCGTTTTCGATTTGAGATATATGGTTCTCTTAAAATGAATACATAATCAATGTTAGTTCTAAGCGTTGGAGGAATGCCTAAAGGATATTGCATAGTGATGAGTAACATGACCTTCCAATGACGTCCGTTCATAAAGAGCAACCGCATCATTTTATCACGCGCCCACGTATTATCATATAAACAATCATCTAATATAACAAATGTTCTAGGATCAATTGTACTTCGTTTAAAAGTTTCCATTTCCTTTTTTACTTGTTTTAATACACTTTTTTGACGTTTTAAAATATTCTCAATGATTGCCGTATTATATTCATTATGAATAAATAATTTTGGAACCATTTTACCATAAAATCCATTACCTTCTTCTGTACCAGAAATAACTGTTCCTATTGGAATATCCTGATGATAATATAACAAATCTCTAACTAAAAAAGTTTTACCAGTATCACGTCTTCCTATTAATACACTAACTGGGCCTTTTGATTCATTTGGCTTAAAGCTTATTGTTTTCATATCGAATCTCTTCAACTCTAAATTCATAAACTTATATTATATATAAAAATAATATACTTTAACGAATTATTAAATTCTAAATATTAAGGATAAATATTAAGGATAAATATTAAGGATAAATATTAAGGATAAATAAAGATTATCAAAATAATAAGTTAAATATTATTTAAATTAATATTTTTATTAGCTAATGACTATTTCTTTAAATTACAAGAAGAGAAAAAATATTAATCTTTTCAACAAATTTCAAACTAACAAACAAACCAACTTAGATAATGTTCAAAATTATATTCCCATTTATGAGAAATTTTTTTCATTAAATAATACAAATTGGAATTCTATTAATTTAAATCATCAATGGGCTATATCAGATATTAAAGACACAAAACATAAAGTTGATGATAATGAACATATTTTTCATTGTAAACTTAAACATATTTCTGATGATGAAGATGTTTCTAATTCACAAAAAATATTTATTAAAATGGCTCCATTATTAGACCCATTTAAGTACTTAGTAGGAAAATATAATTATAATGATTCACAATTATTCAATTTACCCTCTTTTGATAAATCTGTAAAAGTTCATCCAAAAATTACTGACCCTAATAATTCCTCTTTTGTTGATGGGTTTTTTGCTTATTTAACTAGTAAAATTCTACATGAACATCAATTTATTCATGGACTTGATTATTATGGGTCTTTTTTAGCAATTAAAAATGATTATAAAATTAATATTATCGATGACATTGATTACCTAATTCAATCAGAATTTTTTAATAAACAAAAAGGAGTTTTATTTACTGTTGAAGATTATTCACATCTTATTACTAACAATGAAGTTAAACTCTTACAACCTTTAAAAATAACTACTAGCTTAAAATCTGTATTATCAGTTAAATCTATTGATGATAATATTTTTGAAAATATTTTTGATAATAAATCAACTATTTCACTTAATGATATCAAAAATATTGGTATTGAATTAGAGGATATTACTAATTCTAAATGTTTCGATGTATCTAATCAAAAAAGATCTGAAACATTACGTTCTGATTCTACATGTTCATCTAGATCATCACATACAAATGATAACGATTTAACAAATTCACAAGAAGAAGATGATGATACTCTCTCTAAACATATTACTAAAAGTACTAATTCTAAAATATTTACGAGTTTACAAGAAGAATTAACAAGTGAATTAAATGATAGTAGCATTGGACATAATAATGAGGGTGATGAAGATGAAGATGAAGATGATTCTGATACATCAACATCTACTATTGAAGAAGAATCAATTACTTTAACATTGCCAAAATTTCCAGTACAAGTTATTTGCATGGAAAATTGTGAAAATACTTTTGATGATTTAATTGTTAATCATAATTTAACAGATGATGAATGGTTTTCCGCCTTAATGCAAATTATTATGATATTAATTACTTATCAAAAAATGTTTTCATTTACTCATAATGATCTCCACACAAATAATGTTATGTATATTCCTACTAACAAAAAATTTATCTATTACACTTATAAAAAAAAAACTTATAAAGTACCAACATTTGGAAAAATATATAAATTAATTGATTTTGGACGAGCAATTTATAAATTCAACGGCAAATTATTTTGTAGTGATAGTTTTCAAAATGGCGAAGATGCTGCAACTCAATATAATACTGAGCCATATTTTAACGATAAAAAACCTCGTTTAGAACCTAATTTTAGCTTCGATTTATGTAGATTAGCTTGTTCTATATTTGATTATATTGTTGATGATTTTGATACAATTAAAACTGAAACTTCACCATTAGTTAAATTAATTATTGAATGGTGTATTGATGATAATGGTATTAATATATTATATAAAAATAACGGTGTAGAACGTTATCCTGATTTTAAATTATATAAAATGATTGTACGTTGTGTTCATAATCATACACCACACTCACAATTAGACCGAAAAGAATTTAGTAAATATTTAATATTGAATAAAAATATTCCTAAAAATGAATTTATAATAAATATAGACGAATTACCATCATATATTTAGTAATTTTAAAAATGTTTTAAAAACGTTTTAAAATATTATATAAAATATTATTATCTTAATTAATAATAATATTATATGTCAAACTATGGATTTATTATAACGAGGCATGTCAATTCCGAAAAAACAAATAAATATTGGAATCAATCTGTAAAACTTATTAGAACTTTTTATCCTTTAAGACAAATTGTTATTATTGATGATAATAGTAATCAAGTATTTGTTAAGGCTGACAATGATTATAAAAATTTAACTATTATTCAATCTGAATATCCGCAAAGAGGTGAACTTTTACCATATTTGTATTATTTAAAATATAAATGGTTTCCGAATGCAGTTATAATACATGATAGTTTATTTATACATAAAAGAATTTCATTTGAAAAATTGTCTCTTCCAGTATTACCATTATGGCATCATAATTATGATAAAGAAAATATACATAATATATCACGATTAGTATCATCATTGAAAAATAATAGACCATTAATTAGAAAAATATATAAAAACGACGAATTAGTAATTGGATTAGGATTGTCAAACGATAATTTTAAGTTATGTTTTGGAGGTCAATGCTATATAAAATTAGGATTTTTACAACAAATTGAAAGTAAATATAATATTAGTAATCTAGTCAATGTTGTTCGTAATAGAACTGACCGTTGTTCGTTAGAAAGAATTTTAGGATTATTATTTTACGAAGAATATCCAAAATTGATTAAAATAAATTCGTTATTTGGTGATATTGTGAGACAACCAAGAGCATTTTCATACAATTATGATGAATATAAAAATGATTTAAAACACCATAAAGTTTTACGTCCATTTATTAAAGTTTGGACTGGAAGATAGATATTAATTTATTCTTCTTTTATTTGTTCTTCTTTTATTTGTCTTTCTTTTATTTGTTCTTCTTTTATTTGATTTTTGTCTTCTTATTTTTTTTTTATTGTTTATTCCTTTTCCTATATCATTATTCGGCAATTCTTCTAATAAATCATTATAATCTTTCCAAATAACTATTTCACTTGGACCTTCCAAATCTTCACTAGAATATGTTTCATTACCGTGTAAATTGTCTTCATCTATTACTGTTCCATCATATTCGTCTCCAAATATTTGTTTTATTATATCATGACATTTTTTGTTTGCCTTTGTTCCTGAATATTGTTCGTCTGGATGACATACCCTCGCATTAATAGAATCATCTTTTTTAATCTCATTTTCTATCATTTCTCTTACATTAGCATTTCCTATATCTAATAATTTTGGTTCTTTTTTAAATTGATAGCTTCTTGATATATTACCATATTCTGTTCCATAATCTTCTTTTAATGCAAACCATTGATGTCCTTTAAAGTTATCAATAGGTTTATAGTTATGAAATTTTTTATATATTATTGGGTGATTACTCATAATATATAATATAATAATATTAAATTAATAATATTTGTTATTAGAAAGGAGGATTATCTGTAAATACTAGTGGAGTAGATGGTATTTCAGTATCGTTTATTATAGGTTTTAATTGGTCAATTATAAAACTACCAATCACAACGCTTACATAAACTAACAAAGAATCTCTAATTAAAAATTTAAGAGGTTTTGGTTCTTGATCAATGTATCTCATTTCTAAAAATTTTGCAATAAAGTAAACTACGGATATAATTCCTGCTACTAAAAAAATATTACCCATATTACAATATATTTTTAGATTTATAAACTTAAAATAACGCGTTAATTAAAAAACAATGTTTACTAAAAGTCGTTGTCTGCTTGCCGAACATTTATGCTAAAACTTCAATGTCATCTAATAAAAAATCTGTATCCAATTTTACTTCTGGGGGATTAATCATATGAATATCTAAAGAATCTAATGATACATCTTCATTCGATATTTTCAGTTTTTCATCTTCCTCCTCTTCTTCCATTTTTCTTTGTATGTTTCTTAAAGAACTTATTTCTTCAAGCCTCTCAAATGTTTTTGGAGCTTCTACTAGTTCTTCTTTTCCGTTTTTACTCATCACTGAATCTATATCATTAAATTTTAAACTAACATTACCATCTTTTCCTTCAAAAATAGATTGTTTTTCAGCAGGTACTATAGGCTCTATTATTTGTTCTTTTATTTCTTCAACAACGTCTTCTTCAACGGTTTCATCCATGTATGCTTTTAATATGCTCTCAACAGGAATACTATCTCTGACAGCATTTAACACACATTCTTGTACGATTATTTCTAATTCTCGGTTATGTCGTTGAATTTGAAGTGAAGGACAATTTAATTCAAATAGATATATATTTTTGTATATTTTTCTAGCTACATTAATATAACATTTATGAATAAAATCGTCAAGCTTTGGAATATTTATATCGATTTTCTTTTGTTTTTGTCCAACTCTCATAGCTGTAAGTAATTTAAGTTGAATAATATGAATACAAGTAACTAATTCTTCTAAATAGGCGCAACCACTTCTATCGATAATTCTCTTTTTTTCAGTTTCAATTATTGTACTATTCCATTTTGGAATTCGTGTAATGAAATTTTGAAAAGTCATCAGATATTTTTCTTCTTCTCCATTATCTTTACAAAGTTTATAAGATTCATCAAATATTGATTTAAATCCCTCGATAATTAGAGGAGTTAAAATAGTAAGCAAACGTGCTCCCCACTCATTCTTTGATTCGTGTAATGAACTAACATTAAAATCATCCATAATGTAAATATTTGATGAAATATTTTCATTATTTAAACTAATTTTCTAAATATTTATATTTCTTAAAATAACATTTTTTATATATTATATAAAAGTCATATTTTCTAAACACATTTTTTTGTCTAAAAATGTAAAATTTATTACAAACATCAATAATAATTTTTCATTTCTAAATTCTTTTCTAATTTTATTAAATGCTATTAATAATTCATATCTTTTATCTTGTTCTAATGAAAAACATCCATCTTCAATTAATTTTATAAAATCTAATGTATTATAAGCTTTTTCATATAACTTAGTTACAAATTTTTGTAATTCTTCGTTTGTCATATCTTTTTTAACTGTTCTTTGAATTTCCTTTTTTAACCAATCATTTTTTTGATTTTTTATATCTGTTAGTTTAAATGTTTCTTCAAGATTATATTTATATAAATTTATTGTTTTACCATTATATTCTGGTTCTGAAATATATATTTCACAAAAACGCGATAATATAGGTTTTAATAATTTATATTTATCTTCTACAATTATAAAAAATCTTGTATTATGACTAAATAATTCTATGCATCTTCTTAATGCTGATTGTGCGTCCATTGTTAGTTTATCACCATTAAATAATACGATGCTTTTAAACATGTCTCCGCCATTTGAATGAATATGTGTTTTTGCAAAAAACTTCAGTTCCTCTCTAATAAATTTTATTCCTTTTCCGTGAGCACAATTTACATACATTACAAAATTCTTTATTTTTTCTTTATTATCATCATATATTAATGATATAAATTCATTCACAATTGTACTTTTACCTGAACCGCTTGGTCCATTAAAAATTATATTCGGGACCTTACGCATTGAATGAAAATAGTTTAGTTTTTCTTTTATGTCTTGATGAATATTTAATGTCATTTAATTGTTTACTAATATAAAAATATTGTTTTTATATTTTAATATTACGTATTATTTAGTTTATAAATTGAAATTATTATACCGCATTTGTTAAACTATGAGTATAAGGATTATTTTTAAATGCTGTTAATAAATCTGGAGCAATACGGTCACAACCTTGACATTCGTTGTAATATTGCGGCATATTGGCCTTTCCATAAGTTTGGACGGATGGACCATTATGAATAGTCGATTGTGGCGCCCATAATCTATTATTTTCTCTATCCGCATCTAATTTAGACATGGTTACATTTATTTGTGAATTAAAATGTTTCGCATTTCCTTGATTCATACGTCCAGCAATACTTTTTTCTTTTGCTTCATTGTTAGTTTGTCTATATGCCGCATCATATTGCATATTTCCGTTTTTGGATGACATACCCATAAATTGTTCATGATTAACTGTGTCTCTTTGATTAGTAATCGGTTGTTGGTCATTTACTAAATATCCAGCATTATCTGTTTGACTATTAATATATCCATTTGGATGATAAAGGGTTGTTTCCTTAATTGTTGTATTTGGAGCATCTCCTGGTGTTAACACATAGTTTCCAGGAACTTCACCTCCAATATTTCCATATACACGCATATTACAAGAATATTCTTCTTTTCTAGACGGTTTTAATATGTCCATAATTGGGGCAATTACAGCACCTACAGCGCTAGCAAACCCTGAACCAAATGTTTGAGGCTGTTGACTTGTAGAACGATTATTCTCATAATTTGTATGACTATTATAATTATTATCTACTGATTGATTTTGTATTGGAGCTGTTCTAGAAGCAGATGATGGACCAACATCAAACCCTTCTAATTGTATTCTTTTAGTGTCTTCATGTTTAGTTGGAACATAACTTGCGGTTTTTAGAACTGCATTAGGGGTTCCTTGTTGATAAGTTGTGGTTTCATTTCTTGTAGATGGTTTGACGATATAATCTGGAACTAATTGACCAGCTTTTTCGGCTCCAGTTGTAGTTAACCAACGGTCTTGTGTATTAATAAAGAATGTATCTGGTCTATATTTTTCCATTTTTCCCTCGATTCCTACATTCTTAATCTGACTTTGAGCTGGTCCCTGTAATCCATTTAAATCATATTCTTGTTTAGGATTTGTTGATATGCGAAGTTCATCAACTGTTTTTGGTAACCATTTATCACGTGCTTCCATTCCAGCATTAAAACCATGACTTCCGTCGGCAGTATAACCTTTGTCTAAACCAGGACCAACCCGAATAGATTCAAATGGCTTAACCATATTATTTTTGTTAACTGGATTTTGTCGTGATTGATAAAAATCACTCATATCTGGAGTACCATATGTCCATTGAACATTTTCTTGTGGTTTAAAAAGTGGAGCTTGTTCAATTTTTTTAATTACTTGAGAACCATTCCCTACATAATTGTCTAAAATAGTCTCAGCATTGTTATTATTATAAATTTGTCCTTTTGGTTTTCCTCCATTAAAAGGAACCATATTATTATGTGTAAACATTTGAGTATTCATATAGTCCCCTGTTAATGAATAAACTTGCTGAATATTATTTGACACTGGAACACCAGCCCTTTGTTTTTGTTCGTACACATTTTGATTAAAATACTTATCCGTTGCGACGTTTGGATTTGGATATTCTTGTACAGTGTCTATTAGTTCCTTATTATTCATAATTGGATAATTTTGTGGTGGAACGTTTGTATTTGGTAAATAGTTGTTAAATCTGGATTCAAGATTGTTAGTTTGTAAGTTACTTCTAATCCCCATATTGTTAAAGGTTTCTTTCATATTAGACCTTTTTGTTAGTCCTTCCTTATTTTTATTTTGATTAGAAATTACATACATTCCACCTAATGCAACTAATGGTATAGCTAATTCCATATTATATATATAGGTTTAAAAAAAAGTATTAAAACATAAAATATATATCGGCGGATATATATTTTATAAAACAACTTAAAGGTCTTTTATAACTTGTAAAATTAAAAAATCTAATATATTATTTACATTTTATTTATTCTTGAACAATCACTTTTACAAATACCCGTTCCTACAGTGTTTTTCCCTTTATATTGACTGTTATAAACATCTGTTGGAACCGTATAAAATTGATTATTTTGAGGAACACATTGAAATTCTCTTTTGAAACTATCTTTTTCTAAAATTCTTGTACTACTATAATTTTGAAAAGACATCTCTGTATTTGCTTGTGGATTATTAGGCAATAAATATGCGTGATTTTGCTGTAAATCTCTTGCAGTCCACGCTGGCATTATTGCTCTGCTTTGTTCTGTTGTTAATGTATCGCAAACTGGATAATCTATTGGGGAAGCATATACTGTTTGTCTCTTATAATTGTCTATATCTTTACCATTTTTGTCAACTCTCAAGCAATCTCTATTTAATTGTCTATCTATGCCTAAAAGAGAACTTTGAATATCGATACTATGCGTCCATAAATTGCCACCCCATTTTTGTGGGATTATTTGTGGATCAAGCATAAAGCAGGGTTTGTCTCCTGATCCAGGTGTATCTAAATACCATCGTTCTTGATCGGTTTGTTGCTGAAGTTGTATTATTATTCTTGCTTCGTCGTCGTGGAATCGGGTAAAGGCCATATTATATATATATATACCTTTAGAAAAAGTTTTTAGTGAAACAAATGTGAAATAGTAGCTAAAGGCGTATATGAAATAGTAACAAAATATAAAATATAATAATGTAATATATTTATATGTTAGGAGCACAACGATGTTGTAATATTAAGTTAACAGGACCACAAGGAAATATTGGACCACAAGGGGCTGGTGGACCAATAGGACCAAAAGGACCAACCGGACAAACTGGACCTACTGGTTTAGAAGGACCAACTGGATGTATTGGCCCAAGAGGTCCAACTGGTCTAGCTGGAGACACAGGACCAACTGGTCTAACAGGACCAATTGGACCTAGTAGTGTTTTACAAGGTCCAACTGGAGACACAGGACCAACAGGAGACATAGGACCAACTGGAGACACAGGACCAACTGGACCAACAGGAGACACAGGACCAACTGGACCAACTGGAGACACTGGCCCAACTGGACCAATTGGAGACACGTCAGGTATAACAGGAGACACCGGAGACACAGGAGACACAGGACCAACTGGAGTTGGACCAACAGGAGACACAGGACCAACAGGAGACACAGGACCAACAGGAGACACGTCAGGTATAACAGGAGACACAGGACCAACTGGAGACACAGGAGACCAAGGACCACAAGGATTACAAGGAGGAGATGGACCAACTGGAGATACAGGACCAACAGGACCAACAGGTGAAGGACCAACTGGAGACACAGGACCTGCTGGTGTTTGTGGTCCTGAGGGTCCAACAGGTGTTGGTCCAACAGGACCTACAGGAGACACAGGACCACCAGGACCATCAGGTCTTTTTTCACCTACAGGACCTACAGGCGACATAGGAACGCAAGGTGATTCAGGTTTACAAGGTCCACAAGGCGACACAGGACCTACAGGCGACACAGGACCTACAGGCGACACAGGACCAACGGGT